TTCGGGCTCAGGATCAGTCTCGTCGTCTGAACCTTCGCCGCCTTCGCCATCATCTTGATCATCTGTGCCATCTCCGTCGCCTTCACCATCACCGTCGCCGTTATCATCTGCGCCAGAGCCGCTGTCGTCAGAACCAGAACCGCCATTGTCACCACTGCCGGGTTCGTCGGAACCGTTGTCATTGGTCTCTTCGCCGGACTCGGTTGTGTCATTGCCACCTTCGCCTGACGGATCGCCGCCCTCACCGGGCTCGGTTTCGGTCTCAGTTTCGGTCTCGGTTTCCTCGCCGTCGAATTTACGAGCAGTCTGCTCAACGAGTGCGCTGAACTCTTCAAGTGACATCGCGTTGAGTTCATCCATAGTTCCTTCAATCTGATTGAGTCTCAGATGATACTGAGCAAGTACCTCTCTCTTTTCATTAGAAAGATCCAACAGTTTCTCTCCTCCTTTCAGAAAATGTTGTGAATGTAAGTCGGCTTCAAGCTGTGCGAACTCTTTTCGCATGGAGCTCATGAGCGCCTCAAACTGCTCACGGTAGCCGTTCAAATCAAACAGCTGCAATGAGGCAGATTCAAAACAAGGCTCGACGTTTTCGCCGAGCAAACAAAAAGCAGTGAATATAAACTTATCGATATGATAGATGCCGTCAATGTCTCCACCCTCACGGACGAGGATTTCCATTGACTGACCTTCGATGCCGTCGCTCGCAATCTTGCGATACACCGGCGACCGTTTCCAGAGAATTGCCTCAGTCACAAAATACTCGTGAACCGTGCCGTCATCCTCTTCAACTTCCTCGAAATAATAGTTTGCACTTTCGGGGATTGTTCCGATGCCATCAGTCAGATTGACAAAGAACATATTGCCGTTCTTGTCTGTCGCCACAACAACATCGTGACCGCCAATCGTGTCATTGTCCAAATCGTAATGACACACTATCGGTTTATTGAACATCGACGGGATTGCGTCTATAATCGCTTCTTTGCTTATATATGTTCTATTCCGGTTTTCGCCGGTATAGCAGACCCTCAAAAGTCCCAGTGCGCGAGTCTCATCGACGTCTTTCAATTTATCGAACGATGTCGACAACTGCATAATCATGCTCTTGTTCATAGCCACACCTCACACATGGGTATAAAAATAGCGGGGTCGTAAGACCTCGCTTATAAAGTCAGCACACTCGACAAGACGAAGTTGACGTCTTGCGCCTCGAGTGGGTGTTCGCCACACTCAAACGTCAGCTCGCTCTTGTTTTCGAATGCAAAGACCTTATTCACTTCATCAGAACGAATCAGTTTATAGCCAAGCTTCAACAGCTTGTCCCTGTCTGCTTCGCTCATAACATAAACGAATTTGTTCATGTCTTCATCCTTTCTTTCGTGACGGTTAATTGTCATCACCGTCATTCGTCTCTTGCGACGCCTCTCCAGAATCAGTCAGTTCGCCGACATCCTTCTTCGGTCGACCCGGACTCGACTGGTCATCTTTGCTCAAAGTCGTAGATGTCTGAAGCGGAGTGAACCTCTGTTTCAAATCGAGCACATCATCTTCAAGGAAATTCATTCCATCCATCTCTTGCTGTGTCATACCTTGAGCTGCGGCGTAATATGACAACATCGGGATGCCATAATTGCACGCCTTCAAATAACCGTCGCTCAGCTCTTTGCGGTTGAACGGGCTGCAGTCAAGGAACGTGACTTTGAAGTTCTTGCCAAATGACTGAGCGTGGAGCAATCTATTAATCGCTCCTTCAATACTCTTCACTACGCTGTATGTTAACGACTGGTCAATCTTGATTGACAGAAGCAAAGCGTTGCTGCTCGCCTTCGTATTATTGAATAACAGAGCGGACACGCCGGCAGCAGTGTAAAGCTGCTCTTCAGCGTCAGCAATGTTGTTCACATCATTAGTGCCAGCACGTTCAAACCCAATCTTATCAATAGGCATTGGCGACAACACCGCGCCTACTTCATCAGGCAGTACCTTTGACAGATTATTGTAGAAGCCCTTCGCCACAGGCAGTGGCATCTCCCAGTTGCCCTCTTTGTCGACGCCGAGTCGCATGACCAGCATCGCATAGTTCTCCAACTCTGTCCGAGTCATCTTCAGCGATTTATAATCTTCCAAATCATAAATCTCTCTGAATATCCCGACAAACGGAGGAACAGGGTAGGCTGGGATATCATCGTTACACTTGATTGCGAAAGACGTGGGAGAGTCTAACTCTTGCCACTGTTTCTTAACGGAATTCTTTTGATAAATTTTATATTTCTTTGTAAATTCCTTCGGATACAGTGCAAGCAAATCTTTGTTTGTGTCGAAATATGAGAAGTTGAACGTAACATTAAATACGTTATCTTCAATCACAGATATATCACAATAATCCGACGGCAGTTGTTGAAACATAATACTGTTGTCGCTGATGTGCGTTGTGTAATATCCGGTGTCCTCACGAAATGCGACAGTCAGCATTTTTTCGCCCTGCTTCTTAAGATCCATAGCGGACAAGAAGTTAGCGACATCGTTAAACTGCTTGCGCATCTTGTTCGGACTCGCCTTGGCTGTATTTACCTTATACGGCGATACAACATACGATAGGTCAGATAGTCCAACAAAATACCTGATAAGCCTACGATAATGCGAGCTCGCGTTATACATATATATCGATGCATTGCGCAGTTGCTTCGCACTTTGATACGGGTTCCTCAGAAACTTGGCAATCTTACCCTTCGTATATTTATAAAACGTAGGTGTCGTAGGATTGTTGTTGAGGTCGCGCATAACCAGTTTACCTATTTTGGCAAACCTCTGTGGCAATGCAAACAGATTGTCCACATCGCTCGGGTTAGTGTCGTACACCGATTTAGCCTTCTGCTTATCCGCAGGAACGTCCTCAACGAGCAACCGAGGATTTAACAGCTTTGTCATATTACACCTACCTTTCTTTATTTGATTTTAGGGGCTCTGAACATCCAGACGGAATCACTCGCCTTGGCTCTCGCCCTCTTTGCTCTGAGCTGTCTTTCCAGCTCACACGCTACATAGTAGCTATAGCTCAAACTCGAGTACCGGTCTTTGCGGTACCCAGACTTTTCATAAACTCTTACTTTGCCGGTCGTTGTGTCGCTTTGCAAATTAATCAACTCGTTGACCAGCAGCGTCGTGTTGATGTACGGCATGCGCATCTGCAGCTTGTCTTCCTCAGTCAGCTGGTGATACGCCTTGACCTGCTCGTACCAAACCTTGCCTGCGGCTTCATCATCCAAAAGCTTAATCTTGCCGGTTCTGAACCCGTCACGCAACAGTACCGCGCACTGTGAGTTAAACTCAGCGTTACCGTTAATCGCGTACAAAGCCTTGGTCGCTCCCGGTGACTTGCACCTCGCAGCCCAATCTTGGTTGTTGTAACACGACAGCGCGGGATACTCTTCGCCGGTGTCCGGATCTTGGATGTCTCTGACGAGAGTGTCAGCAACACCGAAACCAACACCTTTAACGTCGACGATAATCAGGTCACAGTCGTACATGTCATACAGCTTGCGAACGCGCAGCGCTTGGTCAGCAGTGTGCTCACCTTCTGACGATTCCGTATAAACGATATTGCTAATGTACCTGTTAGTCTTAGTCGGCACAAGCTGGTTGATAAAAATGGCGGACGCGTCATTTTGATTGCGTCCGCTTGCCATGAGCGCCACGTCGATTGACAGCAGGCGCTTCTCACCCGGCTGTTTCGGTGGTATCTTATAGAATTTATTTTCGTTTAGCAGTGCGCTGAGCTCGCTCGGCAACATCGCATACCGCAATTTGCGGTTAGCTGATATTGAAGTAAAGTCAAAGAACGCACCGGATTTGTTACCCCACCACTCGCAGTCCATCTCCATAGACCACGACACTTCGTTGAAGTCGGCTTCTCCCATCTCGTCAGCGACCGCATGAGGGTCAAGCAACCCTGACGCAATCGATAGCTGATAGGGGAGACCGCAGACAAAATACTTAGAGGCTTCTGGGTCGTCGATGCCACCGCTGTTATCACCGATATCCAACATTTTGTTGGCGTAGTCGCGCATCTTTTTGTACGACCAATGGCTCTGATAGAACGCCGATGATAAATATATCTCCTTATTGCGTTCCTTGAGGTGGGCGTACTGCGGCTTGTGCAGATAGCCCGGATCGCGCGGAGCAGTCAGGAATTTCCGCAACACGGTGTCGAGAATGTCTTTCGACACCATGCGAAACTCATCGGTGATGAGTATATTGGCTCTGTTACTTCTGGCTGTATCCTTAGCGGTTACAACCTTGATGAATGACCCGTTGTGAAATTCAACGAAAGCTTCTGTCGCTGATATTTGAATCTTCTTGATTTCCAAATTCAGCAGCGGTGCTTTGGGTAAGAGTTGTATCTTAATCTTTTCGATGATCGTGATTGACTGGGAACGAGTTCCAGACGCTAGGCATACGCAAGTGCCGGGGTAAAGAATACATCTAACACAACAAAATACTGCTATCAGCCAAGATTTACCTTGCAATTTGTTATCCTGTCGGCTTTTTATCCAACAGCTCTTACGGTTGAATTCCCGTAAGTTCAGCATATATTTTCACCCCAGTGGGGTGGCGGACACTCGTGGCGACATTATTGCTCCCTTATCGCTCAATCGCTATGCGTTACGGAGGCGTGCGGTTACACGCTTTCCTCGGTGTTGGCGTCTCAGCGTCCACCGATTTTGCCCACTCATTGCCCGCATATTACTATGCGGCGAAGCCTAATAACCTCTCGCTGCTATATAGCAGAAATAGTAGCATATATTCATCATATATAGCAGTATCTTTTGAAACAGTTTCAAGTGTAGATTAAGATAATACTCTGCAAAACGATGTGGGTTCGCTCTCCAGAACGAACCCCACTTCTTTGCCTTCTTTAATAATTGTTTATCACGAGGAGTCAGTTTCATCAGCTTCACCCTCGCCTTCGATTTCGAGTGCCTTGCGCCTCTCTTCTTCGCGACGTTCAGCACGTTCGAAGATGTCCTCAATAATTGCGTCGTCCTCTTCGCCCTCGTACTCTGGGCGCTCGACCTTCAATCGCTTGAGCTCATCGTCGTACAGCCTACTGTATTTATTATCGATGCCAAGCATATTACATAGACATCCAAAGAACCAAATCATGATGTACCGGCGAATTCCGTCCACGTCCTTGAACTCCTCGTCCGGCTCTGGTATCGGTTCTTCTTCCTCGATCATCTGCCATACGACGCCAAGCGGCTTCTCGGTCAACGCCGAATTATCAGTGCCATATTTCTTCTGAATCGGCTTTAAGTTCAAGCTGCCTATCAAATTGTTCAGCGAGCTCGTCTGCTTTTCCACAGATTTGCCGTCAGCCAGATCACGATTGATCGTGACTTCGGTTATGATAACCTGACGCAAGAGCGCCTCGGCTCCGGGCTCTAAATCGGAAGTATTCCATTTGGATGACCAATAGTCCCTGCGGCGTTCAAGCTCAAGATACATCTCAGGCGGCAAACTGCTGCCCCAGTAATCGACGACCGACTGTGGAATATCTTCTGGCTTGACACCTTTGGTTGTGTCTGTCTCGCCGTCTTCACTAATTTCTCTGAGCTCGGAAATCACAAGAGCTTGCTCTGCTTTGCGCCGCTCCTCCATCTCTTCATCCAACGTGTCGTCGTATGTCTTGCCGGCAAACGCCACCAAGTTTGCTTTTGATATGTAAGCGAGTATGCGACTGTTGGTCGCATTTGTTTTCAACATCATTGCCCAGATGTCTTCGCTCCAGTAGATGTCAAACTTCAAGCACATGCGGCGAACCGCTTCCTTCTCGTCGCCAAGCACATCTACATAGTGCGATAGCATTTCGATGAAGCAGTGTCGGCAGATGGGGCAGTACCCGTCATTGGCTGCATACAATGGAGATTGCAGCTTGGGAAATTTTCCCACTGCCTTTTTGTGGTGCCGCCCGCAACGAGGACACGTATATCCTTCCTTTGGGGCGACTGTCGGTGCCTTGCCGGGGTTAGACGGCACCTTGACGCCGTTTCTACTCGGCATCCTTATTCGTTGCTCTGATACGCTTCTTCAGTCCTTTGCCAACCGTGAACTTAACTTCCTTGTGTTCCGGTATCGTGTACCGCTCCAGCGTAACAGGCATAACACTTTCCCGAGGCGGCACAGTCTTAACTTCAAATTTACCGAACCCCGTTAGTAAAACGGTGTCACCTGTTTCGAGAAAACCTGTAATCATATTTACAACGTCAGTGATAATCAGTGCTGCATCCTTTTTGGTGTAGCCTCTGTCGTTGACGAGCTTATCTATCATTTCATCTTTACGTACTAACATAAAATCCTTTCGTTCTTACAGTTCCGACAGTCCCCTTTGCTGTGGTGTAACTATCTCACCGTCTTTGAAATACATACCGATTTGCTCTTCCGGCGTTACGTTTAAGTATACCTTCACCATGTCTGCAGACTGCCATGCCACTATCGATTGGATGACGCTTTCCGGTATGCCCGCTTTGTACAGCATTGTGGTAAAGGTATGCCGCATACTATGTGGATTCCAAGTCTTGCCAAACATCTCAACCGCTTTGCGGTCAATAGTATGAGCCCAACTATTTGCAGTAGATGTCCCACTAATGTGTTTGGTCGGGTTGTCGATCTGAGGGAACAGCCACTCGCTCGTAATGCCGCGTTCGGATAAATCA